ACCTGCAACTTTGTCAACAGGATTATCGATCCACTTCATTCTCGCTGTTCCGTCATAGAGTTCAAGATCGGCGCTAAAGAAAAAGCTGAACTTGCGAAGCAGTTTCTCGCGCGCGCGTGCGGGATTCTGGATCAAGAAAATGTTGGTTACGAAAAGAAAGTCTTGGCTGAAGTGATTATGAAGCACTTCCCAGACTGGCGTCGAGTTCTCAACGAGCTTCAGCGTTATTCTGTTCGTGGTACAATCGATTCTGGTATTCTTGCGAGTGTTGACAATGTAGAGATCAAGGAACTTGTCAAATATCTAAAAGGTCGCGAATTCGAATCCATGCGCAAGTGGGTTGCTACGAACGCTTCGATGGATGTCAATACACTATTCCGCAAGCTATATGATGCAGCAAGTGATATCATGAAGCCAGATTCGATTCCAGCACTTGTTCTTGCTTTGGCTGACTATCAATACAAAGCTGCGTTTGTCGTCGATCAAGAAATCAATATGGCTGCTTGCATGACGCAGATCATGATGGATTGTGAGTTCAAGTAATGAGCAATATTGTTTCTCTGATCGAAGAACGTTTTCTGCAACCAGAAGAATCTGATCATAGATATGACAAATCACCATTCAAACATCTAAAGAGCATGTTGCCTAAACAAAAGGGCAAACGGTTTGAACATATTACCGAATGTGTAATTCGCAAGCTCGGTTATGATGTAAGAGATCGTGTATCGCCTGATCACGATCTTATCATCGACAATATCAAATGCGAGATCAAAGGTGCAACTTTGGTCAAAGGCAAAGACATCTTTTCGTTTCTACAGATACGAGCAGATCAAGACTATCAAGAACTGGTCTTTACTTTATTCTATCCGCATGATATGATTATTCTTAGAATGGACAAAGAACTGGTAAAGACATTAATAAATAATGGTACGTTCAAGAAGCAGCACGGTGGTAACAAGGCTGAGTCTGGAACGTATTGCTACTACGGAAACGAAAAGACACTCGAAGCACTTGGGGCAACCAGAGTAAATGGAAAGTCTGCCTAAGACAATTACCACTCAGGAATTGATGAGTCTGGATTATCGCTACAACTACAGCGATGACGAGCTTATGCAAGACTGGGAAAAGCTAAGAGCCACAATCAAGTTCAAGTCTGGTGCGCAGTTCAAGCCTGGCATGAAGTTGTGCCAACACTTCTTTGACAACTTCTGGTCTATCGAAAACGAGAAAGGTCAGTCCTTCGCGAAAGCATGGGCTGACTATCAAATTATGGATCAGGTTCGCGAATGGGGATTGCAAGGTATGAGCCAGCTTTGGTTGAGCTGGATTCGTCGAGCAGTCTATATGCGTGCAAGTCTTCCCAATTCAAGTTTCTATCGTCCGCACTTCTCCAAACAGATTTGCATGATGACCCGCAAGTATGAAGGACGAGTATTTGATCCTTGTATGGGTTGGGGTGGTCGCTTGCTTGGTACAGTTGCTCAAGGTTGGCACTATACTGGTTGCGATCCAAACAAACAGACCTATGCTAATCTACAGCGAATGATTAGCTTTCTTGGTATTGATAATAGTGTATCGATCCATAATATCGGTGCTGAAGAGTTTGACTTCTCTGCCATTGAGCCTGTCGATGTTGTTGTGACATCTCCACCATACTTCAATCTGGAAGTATACACAACAGACAAAGAACAGTCATACAACAAACATGATACATATATTAGTTGGAGAGACGGCTGGTATATTCCGCTTATCGAACAGTCGCTATCCATTCTAAAAGACGACGGAATCTCTGCTTGGAACGTAATGAACTTCAAGAAGAACGATCTTGTCGGTGATCTTATTTCAACTCATGAGAAGCATGGTTGGAATATTGTAGGAACAGTTGGCTTTGATAGCCCGCTGTCAAATATGAGAAAACTGAAGAACAAAGATGTGACCTACCTATTCAAGAGGTATTAGTTCAGAATCAACATTGACAAAGCCTGTAAAATTTGCTACTATATTATTGTTGGTTGGTCAGAGCGATAGTGCCAGAACCGCCATCTCAGTAAAACTGGAAAGATCGAAATGTCTAAGCTTATGAAGAGTGATTGGTTTGTTCCCACGAAGGCAAAGCCTCAAGCTTTTGTCTGGAGTATTGCCAAGTTTATCGAAAACTCAAAAAACATTGATACAAACCCGATCGGGCAGCGCCCGTCAGTCGAAGAAAATCCTATCGGTGGCGCAAAGCCTTCCAAAGCACAAGCCATTATCAATTCTATCTTCCGTGGCTCTGATATTGGTGAAGTAAAGCTTGCTGATATTCGTCACGAAAAAGGGAAGTATCACTACGAGTCCATTGACGGTGGTAATCGCAAGCGTGCACTTATCTCCTTTGTCGATGGTACATTTCCTCTTCATAAGTCTTCTGTTCTCGGTGAAGTTTACTATGGTCAACTAACTGATGAACAGCGAGAGTATTTTGACAACTATACTTTCCGCATTGTGGTTTTCTCTGAGATGACTGCTTCCGAGAAAGGTCAGCAGTTCCGCGATACAAATACCACTACCGAAGTCAATCACCAAGAGATGCTCAACTCCTTCGGTAACATTCCAATTGCTAATGCTATTCGTTTGCTCTCACGCAATGTAAAGGGATTGAAGGGTCAGCCGCATGAGCTTTTCAAATGCTCAATCTCTCCTAACACAGGCAAGATGCTATACAAGAATATTGGGTTCGACAATCTACGTCTAAAGATTGACGAGATTGTAGCCCGTATCTTCTGTATTGTCTATAGCGGTAATGGCGGTCTTGCTACTGCCTCGCCTGCTAATCTTCAAGCTATGTACGAAGATCCCAATCTCGATGAAGCTACTGTAAAGGTGCTTCAGAAGCGTGTAGAGCATGTTCTGGACTTCATCCTTGAGATTGCTGAAAAGCGCAAAACCTATCTCAAGAACTGCATTACGAACAAGGAGCTTCTGCTTCTTTATCGTCTGTATTTCCACTACAACGAGCAATATGGCAAATGGAAGGTTGTTGACCCTGATCTCTTCTTGAAGAAGTTCAAGATGGCTATGGACAAATTCGACAAGAAGAATCCTAGCAAGTTTGCTCAGGATACATTTATCCTCGACAAGAAGAACAAGGGAGAAGACGGTTCTCCGCGTTTGATCAGCGAAGCTTTTCATGCTTATCTTGGTGAACACAAGATGATGTCAAAGGCTCGTATGCTCAACAAGTGGATGGATCATTTCTTTGATCCTTTCAATGACGGTTCAGCGATTGTCATTGACAAGAAACGTGTTTTCAATCAAGATGAGATTGAGAGTGCTTTGATCCGTCAGATGTTTACCGATCCGATTACTGGCGGTGAACTGACCATGCACGATGCAGCTGGTGGTCATATCGTCGCTCACTCAAAGGGTGGTACGACAACTCGGAACAACCTGCTCGTTCTAAGTAAGAAAGCCAACTCAACATCAGGTTCGATGAATGCTGTCGAATTTGTAGAGTTTGAACGCAACAAGCTAAAGTGAGGTTCTAAATATCGTATGGCTGAAAAACCGTTTGTTTATGTTGAAAGTGCGAGCTATACGAAGAAGAACCTCATGAGGGGGACAGCGAACGATGAACTGGCTGAGAAGGGATACAAACCCTTTCTAGTCAATCGCTCGATGTCTTATCATCAAGATGCCATTCTTTTTGGCAACGAGATGAATATGCGCCCTCATCTCGACAATAAGCCACAATACGAGTATTTGCTAAATAGTCTGCGGAAGCGTAAAAGGTTTGCCAAGTGGGCAAAAGAAAAACCTGATGCTTCCGTTGAGATGATCATGGAATACTATGGCTATGGTCGTTCGAAGGCTGAGGAAGCTCTCAGAGTTTTGACCGATGAACAGCTTGCCATGATCGAGGTAGCACTCGACAAAGGTGGAAAGGTATGAACACATCGGTTGAAAGTATGGTCGAAGTAAAGCTTCGATCATCAGAAGATTTCCTAAAGATTCGTGAAACACTTACCCGTATTGGTGTCGCTTCTCGACGCGACAAGGTATTGTTTCAATCATGTCATATCCTGCACAAGCAGGGTCGTTACTATATTGTTCACTTCAAAGAATTGTTTGCTCTAGATGGCAAGCCAACCAACTTCTCAGATGAAGACAAGGCTCGCCGTAATACAATTGCCAATCTTCTTGCCGAATGGGATTTGATTGACATTGTAAGTCTGGAGAGAACTAAGGAACCAGTCGCTCCCCTAAACCAGATCAAGATTCTGGCACATAAGGAAAAGAACGATTGGAAGCTCGAAGCAAAATACAATATCGGAAAAAAACGTTCTGATACTTGACATTTTAGTCTATTCAGTTTACTATATACTATTGTGACGCCGTAAGGGTCACGAACATAACCTTGCCTAACAGGAGGTAATTACTATGGCAAACTCATACACACAACTCCCTTCCGCTTTCGCTTCTTTCGATCCATTTTCTGTTGGTTTTGACAAGAGCTTCAAGCTGCTTGCTGATCAGCTAGAAACAATCGGTAAGAACGTTCCTGGCTATCCGCCTTACAACATCAAGAAGGTTGATGATAACAAGTATGTCATCGAACTGGCTGTTGCTGGTTTCGCAAAGACTGATCTTGAAATCACTCTTGATGGCGGCAAGCTAACAGTTGCTGGTAAGACTAAGGATGCCAGCGATCTAGACAACGCAAATGTCTACTACTTCTATAAGGGTATCGCAGAGCGCGCATTCACACGTACGTTTACTCTTGCTGACTCCGTAGAAATCAAGGATGCTGAAATGATTAACGGCATTCTGAAAGTTTGGCTCGAAAATATCATTCCTGATAGTAAGAAGCCTAAAAAGATCGATATCAAGGACTAATCGTATATTGATTTATTGATTATAGCTGGGTAGCAATCCTGCTGCCCAGCTTTTCTACGCAGGGAGATACGTATGTTAGAAGCTATCCGCAATACACTTCGATATTATATAACCATTGTTGAGCTTGTCAAGTTGACAGACGAAGAACTCGGTCATCTCAATCTCAAGCGCGGCGATGTCGTTCACGTTGCACTCAAGCAGTATTGGAAAGACAATGGCCTCAATTCTCGCGCTTTTCACTGAGTTCAAGCAACTCTTTCGTCAGATGATGGGCAATAGACCTTATGGTTGAATCCCTTCGTAAACTGTTATCTAATATGCTAGATCACTTCTCTAATATGGGAAGCTATCCTAACGGCTAAATAGCGCGGAAGGAGGCTCCCATGTTAGTGACACACGAACAACTATGTCAATTCTTTGAAGATACAACAGAAGAATGGCTATTAGAATGTCTAGAACCGCTAAACGACGCTCTAGCATTCTATGAAATCAATACCCCACAGCGCATTGCCATGTTCTTGGCTCAAGTCGGACACGAGTCCGCAGGTATGTCTGTGATGGAAGAAAACCTAAACTATTCCGCTCAAGGTCTCAACAAGATTTTTCCTAAGTATTTTATTCGTGCTGGTCGCGATGCAAATGCTTATGCAAAGAAGCCAGAAAAGATTGCGAACGTAGTTTATTCAAGTCGTATGGGTAACGGCGACGAAGCATCCGGTGACGGCTATCGCTATCGTGGTCGCGGCTTTATTCAGCTTACAGGCAAGAGCAACTATAAAGCTTTTGCTGAAGATATGGAGATGCCACTTGAAGAAGCAACCGCTTGGTTGGAAACAGCTGAAGGTGCAGTATGGTCAGCATGTTGGTTCTGGGATTCTCGTGAACTAAACAAGTGGGCTGACAAGGGTGATATCCTTACAGTAACAAAGAAGATCAATGGTGGAACAATTGGTCTTGAAGACCGTAAGCACCACTATGAAGAAGCACTACATATATTTGCATAATTGGACTGAGGTCGTTTATGAATAACAAGTTTATTACAATTGATGATTTGAAGATTCGCTATATTGACGAAGGTGCTGGTCGACCGATCCTTCTATTGCATGGTGGTTCTATCGGTTCTTCCGTTGAATCGTTCAAGTATGTTATTCCAGGCTTGCTCAAGGCGGGATATCGTGTCCTCGGTTTTGATCAGCCTGGATGTGGTCTTTCAGATATTCCCGCAGAAGATGAAAAGGCGACTCGCGAGTATCGTGAGTTTGTTGTAACCGAGTTTGTCCAAGCACTTGATCTCAAGGATGTAGTGCTTGTTGGTCATTCTCAGTCTGGTGGTATTGTAGGAAAGTTGCTGCTAAAGAAACCCGAGTTCTGCACTGCTGCTGTTTTCCTTTGCGCTGGAATCTGTCTTCCACACTCAGAACGTTTCAAGCCTGGCAATCATAAGAAAGACAAGCACGAAAACTTTTCAACCGAACCAACGGTCGAAGACATACGCACATTTTTCGAATACAATCTCTACAACCATGATCTTATCACAGAAGAAGTTCTGAATGATAGACTCAAATATAGTGTAGGTGATTTATACGATTTCTTCGTAAAGCATAGAAGTATGCCTAAGAACACAGATTACTATCTGTGGGCTAAGTTCATTGAAGTGGATATCCCCATGATGTTTGTTTATGGTGGGTCTGACGACAAGCGGGACGATGCGACAGTTAGAGTCGAAAAGATGCGAGCGGTCTATCCGTATCCGCACTTCTCAATTCATCTATTCGATAACTGTAAGCATTATCCTCATTGGGATCATCCAAAACTTACTGTCGATAAGGTCATTGAATTCCTAGAAAATTATAAAGAAAAGGAAACACAATGCCTAGATTTGGAAACCCAGACCCAAACGAAGAACCAGTAAAGATCCCAGTTGCTATGGATCAACTAGATCCAGCAACGAAAGGTGCAGCGTCAAGAATTGACATGGGCTATAGCAGACCAGCATTCGGTTCTGCTTCAATGGCACCAGCTGCACCACAGCTTTCCGAAGCAGCACAGCTCGCAAAGATTGAGCTAGAAAAGAAGCAATGGGAAGCTGAGAACGCAAAGCAGAACGAAGACTGGATGGTCAAGAAGTGGCGTCCAGCAATGGGTTGGTGCTATATGGTTATCTGCGTACTCGACATGGCTATCTTTCCAGTGCTATGGTCAATTGCTCAGGTTATGACAAAGACACCGATGGTTCAATGGAATCCACTTACGCTGCAAGGCGCTGGTCTATTCCATCTCGCAATGGGCGCAGTCCTTGGTATTGCCGCATGGTCCCGTGGGCAGGAAAAGATCCAAGGCGTAACAAAGTAAGGATATATCATGGATAGTGCACAAAATGTAACTGCGATTATGATGCTGCGTCTCATCAACGGTGATGAGATTGTTGGTAAGGTGAGTTTGGTGAGTAACGTGATCAAGGTGTCTAAGCCTGCTGCTGTCATGATTCAGCCTGGCGCAGCAGGCAAAGCACAAATGGCACTTGTTGATTACATTCCTATGGCTAAGAGCAAGGACATTATGCTCGACTCGCGCAATGTGCTTTTCACATACGAACCTGACGACCAGATCGAAGCTGCTTATCAGCAGAACTTTGGATCAATGTTAGTTCTACCCAAGAAAGGCATCTTGACAGCGGTATCATAATGTAGTAGTATTACATTATGAAATTTTACACAAATGTCCTTGAATACGGCAACAACATTCTCGTTCGCGGTTACGACCGCGGACGTCCCTTCAATGAAAAGATTCCATATCAACCAACTCTCTATCTTCCGTCAAAGCGCCCAAACGCCGAATGGAAAACTATCCGTGGGCTTCCGCTTGATCCGATGCCTTTCGATTCCATTCGTGATGCGAAAGACTTTCTCCAGCGATACGAAGATGTCAGCAACTTTGATGTCTATGGTCTTCCGCGCTTTCTCTATGCCTATCTCAACGACGAGTATCAGAACGAGATTGTTTATGATCGCGATCTAATCAAGGTTGCATATATCGATATCGAGGTTAGCTCTGAGTTTGGCTTTCCGACTGTCGACCGTGCATCCGATACTGTTACCGCTATCACTCTAAAGAAAGATGGTATCTTTCATGTTTGGGGTTATGGTGAGTTTGAAGTAAAGCGCGATGATGTTCGTTACTATCAATGCAACAACGAGAAGGAACTCTTTATCAAGTTCCTGAGCGAGTGGAGCAACGAGTATCCAGATATCGTGACTGGCTGGAACGTTACGTTCTTCGATATTCCGTATCTTGTTCGTCGTATGAGCGCAGTTCTCGGCGAAAGCGAAGCGAAGCGTTTCTCTCCTTGGAAGATTATCAAAGCACGACAGGTTCGCACAAAGTTCAAAGAAGAAACCGTCTATAACATTGGCGGTGTCGCTACACTCGACTATCTTGAAATGTATCAGAAGTTCACTTATACTCAGCAAGAGAGTTATAAGCTGGACCATATTGCGTTTGTGGAACTTGGTGAGCGCAAGCTATCGTATGACGAATACGAAACGCTGCATGAGTTTTACATGAACGACTTCCAGAAGTTCATTGAGTATAACATTCGAGATACAGAACTTGTCGAAAAGCTAGACGACAAGATGAAGCTAATTGACATGGCTCTCGCGCTCGCGTACGACGCGAAGGTTAGTTTGATGGATGTATTCACGCAGGTTCGCATGTGGGATACAATCATTCACAATCATCTATTCAAACAAAAGATCGCTGTTCCTCAATCTTACGATAACAAGAAAGACGAACAGTATGTTGGCGCACACGTCAAAGAACCAAAGCCCGGTGGCTACGATTGGGTTATGTCGTTCGATTTGAACTCTCTGTATCCGCATCTCATCATGCAGTATAACATCTCACCCGAGACAATGCTTCGAGATAATCGTGGGCAAACTATCAAGGTCGAGACTACTGTTGATGAACTGCTCGACGGTATCTTTCCAGAAGTTCCAGATGGATATGGTCTAGCTGCAAACGGCTGCTTCTTCAGCAAAGCTCGTCAGGGCTTCTTGCCTGAGATCATGGAGCGAATGTATAATGATCGTGTCGTCTATAAAGATAAGATGATTGCAGCACAGAAGGAATACGAAGCCACAAAGTCTAAACAAGCAGCGAAAGATATCTCACGATATAAGAATATGCAGCTTGCTAAAAAGGTTCAGTTGAACTCAGCTTACGGCGCGATTGGTAATCCACACTTTCGTTTCTTCGATATCAATCAAGCGACGGCTATCACTCTCGGTGGTCAGCTTTCTATTCGTTGGGCTGAAAACGAAATGAATAAGTATTTGAATAAGCTACTCAAGACCAAGGACTATGATTATGTCATTGCTGCCGATACGGACTCGCTGTACATCTGCTTTGATAAGTTGGTACGTCAAGTGTTTGAGGTACGAGGAGATCAGCATTCTTATTCTGAAGAAGATAAGCAAAAGATCGTCAACTTTTTGGACAAGGTCGCTTCTCAGAAAATTGAACCAGTTATTGATCGTATCTATTCGGATCTTGCTATTCGGATGGGCGCATTCGCGCAAAAGATGAACATGAAGCGAGAAGTCATCGCTGATCGTGGTATCTGGACTGCGAAGAAGCGATACATTCTCAATGTTCATGATTCTGAAGGTGTGCGCTATGCCAAGCCGAAGCTAAAGATCATGGGCATCGAAGCGGTCAAGTCATCAACTCCTGCCGTTTGCCGTAAAGCAATTATCGATGCTCTCAGTATCATTATGACTCAACCAGAAGAAGAACTGCACAAATTTATCGCCGAGTTCAAAACAAAGTTCTGTTCTCTTAGCTTCGAGGAAGTTGCTTTTCCGCGATCAGTCCAAGACCTAACTAAATACAAAAACGAAACAAAGAGCATTCCGATTCATGTTCGTGGTGCATTGCTCTATAACAATTTGGTAAAGAAGAACAATCTTACCAAGAAGTATGAGCTAATCAAAGACGGAGAGAAGATTAGGTTCTCTTATCTCAAGATGCCTAATCCAGTTCGTGATAACGTAATTTGCGCTTTCTCTGCTCTTCCTTCCGAGTTTAGACTGGAAGAGTATATCGACTACGATATTCAATTTGAAAAAGCGTTCATGTCTCCGCTCAATTCTATTCTGCAAAACATTGGTTGGCATGCAGAAAAGCAGAGTACACTAGAGGATTTCTTTTCGTGATTGATAAACTGTTGATTGATGCTCTTGACCGAGCATCTACTAATAAAGAAGTTGCTGTTCTTTTGTCTGGCGGTGTAGATAGCGTCTCTGTTGCTTTTGCTGCTCATCGATTAGGCAAGAAGATTACAGCTTATACTTTTCACTTGAAGGATCAACCGACTTACGATTCCCAGAAGGCAGTACACATTGCGGATACAATGGGCTGGGATTGCAAGGTTGTCGAAGTCCCTACAGATAGTAAGACGGTCGAAGATTCGTTTGTAGAGTTGGCTAGAAAGTATCATTGTATAAAGAAGACACACTTTGAATGTTGCTATCCGTTTCTATTTGTGTATCCGCAAATCGAGTTTGACGAAGTATTGAGTGGATGGGCTGCAGATGGTTACTATGGTGTTTCGAAAAGAGCACATCTACACTTCAAGTCACCAAAGAGTAAGTTTGACGAGTTTCGTGATGCATACTTCAAAGATTATAGTCGTGCTGGATACAACTGGCACAAGAGAATTGCAGACGAGCACAATAAGAAGTTTATAACACCGTATTTGACACAAGAGGTTTCGGATTACTTTTATACAATGGATTGGTATCAACTCAATCAACCATTTCAAAAGCATCATGTAGTCGAAGCGTTTCCAGAATTCAAACAAGTTGGTGGTGTCAAGAAGCATATCAATCTACAGCTTGGTTCTGGTATTGACAAGCTGTTTGAAGAAAAAGTTCTTACTAATAAAACGCTAAACTTCAAAAATAGAATTCGTATTATGGATGTATGTCGCGATTGGACAAATACATCAACATCAAATCTAGAGGGCTTCTTTGCATGAGTGTCAAAATTCCACAAGAGTATCTTGGCTATGACTTTGGTTTTACTGGAGTCGATGAGCATGAGATCAAGCACGACGTTCTACAAGAGCTAAATGCAAAAGATCAAGCTCTTACCGAAAAAGAGGAAGAGCTACAAGAAAAGATCAAAGTATTGGAAAGTATGATTGTTCCGCTACTGAATAATCTAATCAAGACTTCCGACAAGGCTTACATCTACTGGCCTAATCGTAAAGACAAGTGTCAAGAGATGTTGGAAAAAGTATTGAAAACTACAAGAGGTTTGTGATGACTAGTCCAATGACACAATTGAATCCGCCTATTCCCCTCATGACTCCGAAGGGAAGAGCGGTAGCTCACTTCATTATCGACTACGGTATGGAAAATGACTTGATGTGGGTTTGCTTTCAGGATGATACAGGTGAGTGCTGGACCTGGGAAAACGCTCACGTCCGCGCTCGTGTCAACGAAACCATCGGACGCAAGAAAGCATCAAAGATAAATGTTTGAAGTAACAGAAGATAACTATCATATTTTCCTAACGTGGCACGGACACGATCTGGAAGTGGCTGAGTGGGTAGTGGAAACGCAAGATGCTAATTCACCACTTCTTTCTGTCCGTCTATGGGTTGAAGCATCGAAAATGCTTCTAAAGAAACATGGTTCTAAATCTAGATAGAATTCTAATTATGATGACGGGGATCGCACTCTCCGTCGTCGCAGCTTGGTATTCAGTTACAGGTCTCACAGCTATCTTCGCTGGAGCTTACTGGGCTGTTGTGATTCTCGGCGGAACACTAGAGTTTGGTAAAATTGTTCTAGCTTCTTGGTTATACAGAAATTGGAAATACGTTCCATTTCTACTCAAGACCTACTTTACAATCGCATTGTTAGTTCTTATGCTTATTACAAGCATGGGCATTTTTGGCTTCTTATCTAAAGCACACCTTGAACAAACTTCTCCTGCTGGTGATGTAGCTGCTAAGATAGAACGCATCGACGGCTCTCTCGCGCGCGAGCGCGGGCGTATCACGCGCGGAGAGCAACAACTAGCACAAATGGATAAGGCTATCGATGCGATTATTGATCGTAACAATCGTGCCCAAACAGCTATGCAAGTTCGCACTCAGCAAAAGAAAGAGCGCGATATGATTGCAGCTGAGATAAAAGATGCCCAAGTAAATATTGACAAGCTGCTAGACGAGAAAGCGCCACTTATGGCTGCTACTCGTGCAATCAAGTTAGAAGTTGGTCCTATTCGATATGTGGCTGAAATGATCTACGGCGAAGGTAACGAACGTGATCTCGAAGCAGCTATTCGCGCAATGATTCTGTTGCTTGTTCTCGTCGTTGATCCATTGGCTGTATTGATGATTATCGCAGCCAGTAGAAATCTAAAAATGGATGTCGATAGAATTGATGCAATCGCGACAGACGGCGATCTATGGGAACCTGTTGTCCTAGAAAAGAAGTCTTGACAATTTGTGGCTATTCTGTTACTATTATGATTGGAGGTGAGAAATGTCTCTCAAGGAAAAACTTATCAAGAATTCAACAATCGCATTTACGGCTACACTAGAAGATTCCAAAATCTTTACCAAGAAAGATGTTATTCCAACATCTGTACCAATGATCAACGTTGCGTTGTCTGGTTCAATAGATGGTGGTCTAGTTCCTGGCATTACAATGCTTGCTGGTCCATCGAAGCACTTCAAGACTGGCTTCGCATTGCTTATGGCATCAGCATTCCTCAAGAAGTATTCTGATGGCGTAATTCTTTTCTACGATTCAGAGTTTGGTACACCGCAGGCATACTTCAACACATTTGGTATTCCGTTTGATTCGGTTGTTCATACACCAGTGATGGATGTAGAGCAGCTAAAGTTTGACATTATGAAACAGCTGACTGGTCTTGAGCGGGGTGATCGTGTCATGATTGTCATCGATTCTATTGGCAATCTTGCTTCGAAGAAAGAAGTTGAAGATGCTCTCAACGAGAAGTCTGTTGCGGATATGTCTCGTGCAAAGCAACTCAAGTCTTTGTTTCGTATGATTACTCCGTATCTTACTCTCAAAGATATTCCTATGGTTGTGGTCAACCATACCTATAAAGAAATTGGTCTCTATCCAAAAGATATCGTTGGTGGTGGCACTGGTTCTTATTATGGCTCAGACAATATCTGGATTCTTGGTCGTCAGCAAGATAAAGACTCTGACGGTATTCAAGGCTATCACTTTGTTATCAACGTGGAGAAGTCACGCTATGTCAAAGAAAAGTCCAAGATCCCTATTACTATCAACTATGAAGGAGGTATCAATAGGTGGAGCGGTCTACTGGATATCGCTATTGATGGTAATTATATTGCTAAACCTAAGGTAGGTTGGTACGCTCGCGTCAATAGAGAGACCGGCGAAGTTATTGCTCCAAACATGAGAGCAGCTGATATCGTCGACAACGGTGAGTTGTGGAAAGATATCTTCAAGACTACAGACTTTGCAGACTACATCAAGAATCGCTATTCTATCGCACACGGCGCTATTATGGGGGAAGAAGATGAAACTAATCAGTGAACATTATGATGATAAGAGTATCAAGTCAGCTAAAGTCTATCTTGATAAAGATACATATTGCGTAGAGTATATTCAAAACGAACAAGTTGTTTCACTTAGATACTTTCCTGGGCATTCTATCTACATGGCAGAAGATGCAGCTGAAAATTGGGTTAGTGGTATTTTGAGGTATGAGCATGTCACAGCGGACTATTGACAATCCAGTTGCAGTAGCTTACAATCATATTGAACATCCTGAGGTAAAAGACTTTATCTGTATTCGCATTGAAGAAGGCGAGTTTGAAGGTATGGTCTATCACTATGAAAACCTAAAGGTTGGTGATGAAACTGATGATGGTGGCGCACTACTCAATTTCAATTATCATGTGGTAGAATCATTCTTAGCAGAAGAGATGCTGACTGAAGCTATCAAGACTCGTTTTGAAGATACTATCGCTGGTATCCTTTATGACATTTTGCTCAAACAAGTAGGAAAGATCGGGAATGAAGATCGAACTGACGATCCTAAAGAATCTGGTTCACAATGAAGATTTTGCCCGCAAAACATTACCATTTCTAAAAGAAGAGTATTTTAGTGATTCGTCTGAGCGTATTGTATTCAGACGAATTACTGACTTCATGACAAAGTATAATTCTCGTCCAACACGCGAAGCAATTGGTATTGAGATTGAGTCAAGCTCAAATCTATCAGAACAAGATCATAAGCAGTCTATGGAACTGGTTCGACAACTCATCGAACCAGAGCCTAGCGATCCAACATGGCTTCTAGAGTCAACTGAATCGTTCTGTCAAGAGCGAGCTGTATTCAATGCGGTCATGGATAGTATCGCTATCCTCGATGGTAAAGATCATAACAGAACCAAGAACTCTATTCCTGAGATTCTATCAGAAGCTCTTGGTGTTTCGTTCGACAGCCATATTGGTCACGACTTCATCGACGACTATGAAGATCGCTATGACTACTATCATCGCGTAGAAGAAAAGCTGCCATTTGATCTTGAGTATATGAACAAGGTTACTCGTGGCGGTTTATCTCGCAAGTCACTCAATATCATCCTCGCTGGCACGGGTGTTGGTAAGACGCTCGCGATGTGTCACTTCGCAGCAGCTAATCTTGCGATGGGTAAGAACGTTCTGTATATCACCATGGAAATGGCTGAAGAAAAGATTGCAGAACGTATCGACGCGAATCTGTTGAACATTGCTACAGAAGATATCAAGCAGCTTCCGCGTGATCTGTTCGAGAGCAAGATCGCTCGACTAAAAGCAAAGACTACAGGCAAGCTGATCATCAAAGAGTATCCTACTGCTTCTGCTCACGTCGGTCACATTCGTCATGTGTTGAATGAGTTGAATCTGAAGCGCAACTTTGTTCCCGATATTATCTACATCGACTATCTCAATATCTGTTGCTCGTCGCGTATCAAAGCTGGTGGAAACGTCAACAGCTATACCTACATCAAGTCTATCGCAGAAGAACTTCGTGGACTTGCAGTTGAACGTAATCTCCCTATCGTGTCAGCTACTCAGACAACTCGTTCTGGTTACTCTAACAGCGATCCTGGTCTTGAAGATACCTCTGAGTCGTTCGGTTTGCCTGCGACTGCCGACTTTATGATTGCACTGGTCCGCACAGATGACGCAGACGAGCGTGGTCAAATTCTAGTCAAGCAGCTCAAAAACCGCTACAGCGATCCGTCCGAAAACAAGCGTTTCTTTGTCGGGGTCGATCGGGTAAAGATGCGACTATTTGACCTCGAGGAATCTGCCCAAGACGATCTAATTGATGATAGCCGTGGTGGCAAGACAAAGCGCGCCGAAGCGGTAATGGATAACACCAAGTTTGGAATGGAAGAACGTGAAAGATCAAAGCCAAAATCCAAGTTTAGCAACTTCAAATACTGAATGGCTAAATAGCAAGTCTATTGACAATCTACAGCATTTGGAGTATGATAGTCCACTAAGCATAAAGGGAGGTGCCATGATCCCAGAGGCTTTGGAATACGCAAAAAACTCCGCCCATATTACCCTTGAGGGCGGAAGCTATAGAAAAAAGAAGCTAGTAAAAAGCGCTGCCAGATGGATGCTTGGATACGTTCTAGGTACCCGTTTAGCCAACAATATCGACCTAAACATTAGGTTCGAAGAAGACCTCAAGAATACCCCTATCTACGCCACGGTAACGTGGGAAGACAACAATCACAAACCTCGTGTCTTCGATATGGAACTGTGTAACTACATTACAGACAGAACAATGATGCGTGTTCTCTCGCATGAGATTGTTCATATTCGTCAATATGCTACAGGCGATCTAAAAGACTTAGCACTTCAGGCTGATTACTGTAAATGGAAGAACAAGCTCGTCAAAGTCGATGGGCAAGGTCGTGTCAGATATTGGGATCTTCCTTGGGAAATTGAAGCGCGCCGTGATGAAAAAGAAATCTTCCGTGAGTGGCGCATTGCGCATGGTTATCATTTCAAACAAAAGACTGGAGAGATTTATAAGTGATCACGATCTATAGTAAAGATAATTGTCCTTGGTGCGATAGAGCAAAAGAGCTTTTGACAAATAAGAATGAATCATATAATGAGATAAAGATCGGTCGTGATATCACCCGCGACGAGTTTATGGAACAATTTCCAAACGTCAGAACCGTCCCTTATATTTTGGTCAACGAAGAAGTGCGCGGCGGTTATGATGTTCTCGTATCTCACTACAATTCGCTCTCATAGCTTAGTGGTCTAAAGCCAACCGCTCATAACGGTTTGATCCTAGGTTCGAATCCTAGTGGGAGCCCCAGTTTATAAATAAATAATGCGCAAAATCGCAGCTACAGTGATCATGTCGATCACTCTGTGCGGCTGTACGATTTCTAATGTAGAACAGCCGCGCATCGTCAGTTCATACCAAGTAAAAGCCTCATGGTATGAATGTTGTAAGAAAACCGCAAACGGAGAAAAATTCGATCCAGAAGGAATGACTGCGGCTCATCGCAGCTTGAAGTTTGGGACGAGGCTTAGACTAACAAATCCCAGCAATGGTAAATCAGTCATCGTTAGGATCAACGACCGTGGTCCCTTCATAAAGGGTGTTGATCTAGACGTTTCGAGAGGTGTTGCAAGATATTTGGATATGATAAAGAAAGGTCATGCCAAACTTCTTGTCGAACAGTTGGCTCATGACTAAGGAGGTGCTTGTTTTGTCATGAGTCGGGGAGGCGTGTGGTGCGCCTCCCCTTTTGCTTTTATAAATAGGGCTAGATGTTAGGATTCAAAGAATATATCGCCGAAAATGTCGGAGCAGGAAGTTTGTCGGTATTTGATATCGACGATACGCTTTTTCATACGACAACGAAGGTCTATGTTACTAAAGGGGGAAAGAAGGTCGGCGAACTTTCCCCCGCCGAATTCAATGTATACAAACTAAAGCCAGGCGAAGAATTTGACTTCGCACAGTTTCGTTCAGCAGAGGTATTTGCTAAGACTGCAAAGCCAATTGAAACTGTATTCAAGACAGCTAAGAAAATGATCAATCGTTTTCGTGCGCATCCTAACAAGCGTATCATTATCTGCACGGCTCGCGCTGATCTTGATGACAAGCATCTGTTTCTCGATACGTTCAAGAAGTATGGATTTGATATTAGCAAGGTTCATGTTTACCGTGCTGGTAATATCAAAGCTCCAGGTGCAGAAGCTAAGAAGCAGATCGTACGCGATCAGATGAAAGCTGGTCAGTATTCTTTTGCTCGTATGTTTGATGATGCAAAAGCAAATCTTGATAAGTTTTTAGAACTCAAGCAAGAGTTTCCAGAAGTAAACTTCGAAGCGTTTCTCATTCATGAGGACGGTCGCATCACAAGGTATCAAAGCTAATGGCTCAAGAAGGTTTTTTATACGAGTCTAATGCATATACTGCTCTGCAGAAATTCAAAATTTCTACGGGCGGTGTAGCGGGAGCTTCTCACGACAAACCAGATTTGACAGTTCAGAGAGGAACAAAGAAGGCTGGTGTTGAGCTAAAAAATGCTCCAACTGCTGCAGGTTCTCTTGTTATGAAATATCATAACGGTAAGTGGAGCTATGGTGCTTATAAAGGTGAGATTGAAAAAGAGTTTATCCACGATATGGCAGAAGCAAACGATCTACTAAAGAATATGAATACAAGCGGATCAGCAGGCGCAAATTGGAGAGGAAAGATTCCACACCTTCAAAACGATGCTACTGGCAAAAAAATTCTTATTCCACCTAGCATGGACAAAAGAAAAGCATACGCGGCAGATATCAAAAAGTTTGGCGGCGAAAATGAAGTTCATATCGATATACCTGCAAGTATGATTTGTGCATACTATATCAAGAAGAAGTGTTCTTATATCAATGTCGGAACACATGGATTGTTTACACTAAACGGACAAGATACTTTAGGTCTAAATAAAATTTTAGAAAAGAATGGTCTTGATCCACTTCCTGATTTTTCATCAAATGCTTCAGCAAGAATTCGCGTTCGTTGTCAATCAAAAGGTGGTGGTGACTATCAGTTTGTAACGACCATGGAATTTAGTCGTGTTAGCAAATCTCCATACAATCTAGCTCCTATTCAAAAAGGAAGCAAGTCAACTATTGACGCAGCCGCATTGAAAAAAGATCCAATACTATTGGCGTTCAAATAATGAAAAAGTTATCTACCTTTATTACTGAAGAAAAGAACCTTCACATGGAACATCTTGAGGACTTGATCCTCAATGATGGTGTTGAAGGCGCACAGCAAATCTTTAGATTCCTGAACGCAACGCGCGATATGCTCGCTGGTCATACGAAGACGCGAGTGTCTGCCACAGTCAAGTGGGATGGTGCTCCATCTATCTTTGTTGGTGTTGATCCTCGCGACGGCAAGTTCTTTGTTGCGAAAAAAGGTATCTTCAATAAGAATCCTAAAGTCTATAAGACACAGGCTGACATTGACGCAGACCTGAGTGGTGAACTTGCAGATAAGTTTACAATTGCGCTGCGCGAGTTCAAAAAGCTCGGTATCAAGTCTGGTGTTTATCAAGGTGACCTAATGTTTACCAAGGGTGATGTCAAGGTAGAAACACTTGATGATGTCAAGTTCTATACGTTTCAACCAAATACAATTGTATATGCAGTTCCTGTAAATTCTTCGCTTGGTAAAACTATCAAAGCTGCAAGCATTGGTGTTGTGTGGCATACAACTTACGAGGGTAATAGCTTCGAGTCAATGAAAGCTACGTTTGCTAAAGGTATCGTAAGCAAGCTAAAGAAAGTTGCTACGATTTGGATGGATGATGCAACATACAAAGACGTTAGCGGAACTGCTACATTCACCGCAGCCGAAACTAAAGCATTCAACGCTATCCTTGCTCAGGCTGATCAAATTATCAAGCACATTCCACACGAAGCTCTAAACTTGATTAGCTCAGATGACGAGCTACTAATTCGCGTCAAAGCTTATAACAACAGCAAGATCCGTGCAGGTCAAACAATTGCAAATACAACTTCGCATGTTGCGGGGCTTATTCATTACCTAAATGATTATTACATGAAGGAAGCTGCGAAGAAGAAAACTGACGCTGGTAAGAAAGCTCAGAAGGATAAATTCCAAAAGGTCTTTGCGCCAATCGCAAGAACTCCGCTTGTTCAACTCAAGCAGATTTTTGATTTCATGAATGTGGTTGTTGAGGCTAAGAAGATGATCATCGCTAAGATGAATACGTCAGCAACTGTTAGTACCTTTATTCGTACACAAACCGGACTAAAGGTTACAGCCCCAGAAGGATATGTTGCTGTCGATCATCTATCTGGCGGTGCGGTCAAGCTGGTTGACAGACTTGGCTTTAGTCAGGCTAACTTTAGTACAGAAGTAATCAAGGGATGGGAGAGGTAACATGGATATCATTATCGGTTTTGCACTCGGTCTTATTGTTGGTTGGAACTTCCTACCACAGCCATCTATTGTAAAAGGATGGATTGACAAGCTACGCGGTAAGTAATCTGACCGGTTGATAACAATCAAATTATACCATGCGTAAATCAATTTGTCAATACTTTTTATAAATAAGAGAGCAGACAAATCTGCTCTCTACTCATATGCGGTCAGGCTAAGGCAATCCCGCGAGGAACAATGAAAAGCGTCGTATTTACATTCGGGCGAATGAATCCCCCAACGACTGGACACCAGCTGCTTGTCAACAAGCTGGTTGCTTATGCTCATAAAATTAGCGCTGCTCCTCGTGTTTATCTTTCCCATTCGACTGGAAAGAAAGATCCCCTACAATACGATAAGAAGATTAGCTTCGCACGACAGGCGTTTGGCGCTATCGTGAAGAAGTCGAACGCACGCAACGTAATCCAGATTCTTCAATCACTGGAGAAAGAAGGATACACACACGTTGTTATGTTTGCTGGCTCTGATCGTGTTCCTGAATTCAATAAGTTGCTCAATGCTTACAATGGCAAAGAGTATAAGTTTGACAAGATCGAAGTCAAGTCAGCTGGCGAACGCGATCCAGACGCAGATGATGTGTCTGGTATGTCAGCTTCTAAAATGCGCGCTCTAGCAACAGATAACAAAGCCGCAGAGTTCATGCGCGGCGCGCCCTCTACTCTCAAAGCACAAACAAGAAAACAAATGTTCCTTGCTGTTCGTAAGGTACTACTAGGAGAAGATGTTATGGATTATAGCCATGATGATCGTTTCATCGAGTTCGTAATTGAGAACAGCGAAGAAGATGCTATTCAGTTGCCTTCTGACGATGAAATCAAAAAGATGATCGATAAGATTGATGTTACGGATCTTGATCTTGATGATGCAGACGCAATGATGCTTGATCTTCTTATTGGCAAAGAAGATAAAGAAGAAGACGACGACAAAGAAGATGTAAAGGAAGCTCGTATTCTTTCTATATCAGCAAGACAGAAACTTGCGCAGCGTATGAAATCTATGTCTAAGCGCCTTGCTCGTCTGCGTCAGATCAAATCAAAACAAATGCCAGCGCAACAGCGCCTGCGCCTTCGTGCGCGCAAGGCAGCTCTTATGATTCTTCGCAAGCGCGCGACAGGCAAGAAGAATCTCGACTACAATTCACTATCTCGTTCACAACGTATCGCTGTTGATACTGCACTTGTTCAGCGTTTTGGTAATAGATTGAATAGAGCTATTGACGTTCTTTCAAAACGCATTCTTCCAAAGATTCGCAGCAAAGCACAGCAAAATGTAGCAAAGGCCCGCGACATGAAGAAAGAAAATATAAACGAACTCTTTACCAGCAACCCACATCTGCTAGGTAAAGAGAAAGAAGGATCGCCGAGAGATGTTGCTCAAGACAAGCTGCAAGCTGCAAAGCGTGGCATCTCTGTTGCTGACTGGGAAAAGACAAAGGCTGATGCTGCACACGACTCTCCGTTGAACATTGATGCGACAAAGCTCAATACACTTGATACAGATCCTTCTCTCAATGATCGTACAGCACCAAATCCTAAGCAAGCACATCTACACTTGAATAGAAAGCTTATGCATTATGCTCGCGGTGTAGACGAAGCTCGTCGTGGTGCTTCAGCAGAGACTGGAGATCCAGGCGATACAAATATTATCTACCAAATGCGTAAAGCAGTTCTTGCTCGTGGCAATCACGATGTTGCATTTGCTGATGGAAGCAAGCACAAGATTTCTGTCAACGATGCTAACAAGCTAATCGACAAGTTCAATTCGATTCGTATGCCAAAAGAAAAGCAGCTATTTACAATCGCTGCTGGTAAGTCATTGAAGGCATTCCGAGAAGTTCTCCTTCATGGTGCACCAAAAGAAGTTGGTAAGAAAGTATCACTTGGTGGTCGTTCGTTCAAAGAATTCTATATGGGCGTTGGTCGCACTCGCACAATCGCGCCATATCCTCAAGATTCAGATGAGCCGCCTGGAACTCGTCGTATTGCTGAAGCATCTGTTGGCGGCGTAGATAAAGACGCTAACGACGATCCTAATAAGCCACGCAAAACTAATGCGAAGCTAGACCTACTACTTCGTCTTGGCTTGGCTGACGGTGAAGAACTACAGAAGTATCGTCGTGCGCTTCGCACAAGCAAGAAGCAAGCTCTGCAATCACCAGAGATGCGCAAGAAACTCGCTGATCTACTAGACAAGCTGATTGATCTAACAACACAAGATCCGGCTATCTACTCGCGCGCACGCACGAAGATTGTTACGACAAAAGAAGCTTATGCGCTTCTTCGTAAGTCCGAGATGTCTGGCATTGATGCAAACATTATTGCTGAAGTTTATGTTCGTGGTCTTAGCGAGAGCGGCGAATCAACTATTGCGTTTGATCGTGTCAACTCATTTATTGCTGGCGGCAAGGCTGCTGAGATGGATAGTGATCTGTCAGAAAAAGTAAAGGAACCAACAGGCGGACTCAAGGATGCTTGCTGGTCAGGTTACACAGCAGTTGGTATGAAGATGAAGAACGGTCGCAAAGTTCCTAACTGCGTTCCAAAGGAAGAAGCTAAGTCTGATGCTCAGCAACGTGCAGCTGGTGCTGCTCTTGCTACACAGCGCGGCGAGTATGCTGGTGGTAAGAAAGGCGGAGCAATCAATCGTATGGCTATGATTGAACCAAAGAAGCTTCGTCAGATTGCTAAGAAGAAAACAAACGAAGAAGTTGAACAGATCGATGAAATCTCATCAGGTCTGCTAAAGCGTGCTATGCACAAAGCTGGTAACAGAGCTATGTGGCTTTCTTCAGCTGGCAAGAACAACCCAGCGTTCAAGAAAGAAAAAGAACGCGCAAACAAGTTTCGTACAGCTGGTATTGCTAAAGAGAAGAAAGAGAAAGTTAAAATGAACGAGATGTTCGAACAGCTTTCGACCCATAAGGCAACATCTCTTTCGCAACGTTCGAAGCGCGTAAAGCCATTCAAATCATATGAACCACCAGCGCATACAGATCATTCCAGTTTGTCTGCAAAAAACGAAGCAACTCGTCGTAGCGATGTCAAGATGGTCAAGGTAAAACTTCCTGACGGTAAAGTTGTTTTCCGTAGGGAGCGTCCAAAGACTGAAGTTCAGATGGAAGCTCCAGCACATAAGCATCCAACTGGAAAAGTGCCATATAGCGATTTGACAAACAAAGAACTTCGCGCTGATCTTACAAAGAAAGTAAAAGCAGCTAGTGAAGCATATACTGGATCAGAGCCAACAAGCTCGAACAAGAACGATCCATCAAATCGTTTTATTGGAACTGATTCGATTGTAAAAAATTATGCAGCTGCTACACCTGGTCAATCGACTAAGATTGAAACCGCGTCATTTGCTACTGCTAAACCATTTGTTGCTTCTTCGCGTGACGATGAAGATGCAGGAGCAGCTCGTGTTCAGGCTAATCAGACTGATCCATCAGCAGCAAAGCATTTCAAGGATATCAAGAAAGCTCTTTCTGGTGTTCGTGAATCGCATAATATCAACGAATCGTTTGCCGCAGGATTTGAACTTGCGCCATTTGCTCGCGACTATGGAATGAAAGTTCAATCTGCATTTGAACATCATCCAGAAGTGCAGGAAGCTCTTGACGCAAAAGAAGACGAGGTAAATGAAGCTATATATCAGGGACGTGATGTTCCGTTGAATAAGCCTATGAAAGGTGATGTAAAGAAATCCAAAGTTTATGTTCGTGATCCTTCAACTGGTAATATTAAGAAGGTAAACTTTGGCGATAAGACACTAAGTATCAAGAAGGATCAACCTGCTCGTAAGAGATCATACTGTGCTCGCTCAAGCGGTCAGGGAAATCTAACAAAGAAGACCAGTGCTAATTACTGGTCGCGTAGAGCATGGGATTGCTAATAGGAGAATATGAAATGACGAATTTGCTTATGAATGATACGTTTATTTGGAGTGCATTGAGTCTTGCTGTTGTAGCTTTTGCTTGGCTTTGCTGGCCTAAGAAAAGTGTAGTGGAAACTCTTGAGGAAGCTAAGGCTGCAGAGCAACCAGCTAAAGTAGAATCACAGATTACTGATGCTGTTACACAGGCTGCTCCAGCACCTAAGAAAACACGTGCTAAGAAGCCAGCTGCTCCTAAGAAGACTGCTGCTAAGAAAGTTGCTACTAAGAAGCCCGTAAGGAAGGGAAGAAAGTAATATGGAATCGCTCGTAGAGGCACTCAAGAAAGCACAGGCGACTAGCTTTGCGTTTTATCTCAAGGCGCATAACTATCACTGGAATGTGGAAGGACCGAACTTCTCGGAGTATCACGAATTCTTGGGTGAACTCTACGTTGAAGTTTTTGGTGCGGTTGATGCTATCGCAGAGCACATCCGCACCTTAGATGCTTATGTTCCTGGATCGTTTTCACGTTTCCAAGAGCTGTCTTCTATCGAAGATGAACTTGCTGTTCCTACTGGGCGCGCAATGATGTCTAAGTTGTATATTGACAATATGCGCGTTCTTTCTGATCTTCAAGCAGCACACGCAGTAGCTGAAACGCTCAACAAGCGCGGTATCGTAAACTTCCTTGAA